AAAGGTTCTCAAAACATATCGCAAGAAGATCTTGCGTTACCATTCTTAAAAGTTTTGGGACAATTATCTCCAGAGGTTAATAAAACTCATGGAAAATATGTCGAGGGCGCAGAGCCAGGCAAGATAATAAATACTGTTACCAATGAATTGTATAACAATATAAATGTTATACCTGTCTTTTATAAAAGACAATACATAGAATGGGCAGATCGTGGAGTGAGCACTGGTGCGCCAGTTGCAATTCACGAGGCAGACAGTGATATTGTGAGTACAACTACTCGTGATAAATCTTACAAAGATAGATTACCAAACGGTAATTATTTGGAGAACACTGCTAATCATTTTGTAGTATTAATGGGAGACAGTCCAACCACAGCTTTGATTTCTATGAAAGCTACTCAATTAAAAGTGAGTAGAAAATGGAACTCAAGGATTATTTACACCGCCAACTTACAGCCACATTTATAATCTAAAACCTGTTCAGATGTCTAATGACAAAGGAACATGGTTTGGATGGGATGTAACTAAAGTTGGTCCTGTTACTGACAAATCAATCTATGACATAGCTAAAAATTTTGCTGAGCGAGTAGGCAAAGGTGAAGTTCAAGCTAAACATGGATCAGAGGAAACTAGTAATCAACCTTACTAAACGAATCCTAGGTAGTGGGCGTCAAAGCGAGAGTGGAAACGCCCACTTTTAATTTATGTCAGTAGAAAAATTTAAAAACATATTTCAAGGATTAGAACGTGCTCATGGTTGCACTAAAGTAAATGCACCTGCAGAAAATGGTGTTAAATTAAAAGGGCAATCATTCATAGTACGTCAACCAGTGACCACGGAACTTTGGACCATGCATTTAAATGGAACACAAAGTTTAGGTATCATACCGATTAACGAAGATAATCAATGTGTGTGGGGATGTGTTGACATAGATTCATACGCAGGTTTTGATCACAAAAAATTAATAGATAAAATAAAACAATTTAAATTGCCTTTGGCTGTATGTAGGTCAAAGAGTGGAGGAGCACATGTCTTTCTCTTCTCCGAACAACCGGTAGCAGCAGAAAGAATGAGAGATAAACTAACGGAAATAAAAACATTATTAGGATACGGCGGATCGGAAGTCTTTCCAAAACAAATACAATTAAAATCAGCAGACGACACAGGTAATTTTTTAAACTTACCATACTTTAATGGTAATGACACAACAAGATATGCATTTAAAGAAGATGGTAATGCAGCAACATTAGAAGAATTTTATGAGATCTACAATAACGTAAAACAACTAGATGTTGGTCTCGTAGAAGTACAGAGGCCTCAGTCAGAATTTTCTGACGGGCCTCCGTGTATAGAACTTATGGCTTTAAATAAAATACCAGAAGGAGGCAGAAATAACGCAATGTTTCATTTTGGTGTGTACGCTAAAAAGAAATGGCCAGCAGAATGGAAAACTAAATTAACAATGTTTAATGCAACAGCATCTACAACACCATTAAGTGAATCAGAAGTAGAAATAATTAAAAGACAACATGACAAAAAAGAATGGGGTTATAAATGTAATGATGTTCCAATGTGTAATTTATGCGATAAAAAATTATGCAGAAGTCGTAAATATGGAATAGGGGAAGAAATAGTTTTTCCTGCATTAACTGACTTACAAAAAATTAAACTAGAAAAACCATATTACTATTTAAACGTAGATGGTGAAAGATTACATTTAGAAAATGTAAAATTTTTAAAACAACAAAGTTTATTTCAAGAAGCGTGTATGGAACAATTAGATTTTAAACCACCAACAGTAAAACCTAAAGACTGGGACATGATAATAAATCCACTGATGAAGAATCACGAACCAATAGATCCACCAGAAGGTGTGACTACACAAGATCAATTACAAAATCATTTAGAAGAATTTTGTTTAGATAGACACATTGGATCTGACATAAAAGATTTAAAACGTGGTGGTGTATTAACTAAAGATGGTTATCACCATTTTATATTTGACAAATTTTACAATCAGTTTTTAATTAGAAAACGTTGGGATGTACCTTACTCACGTACAGCACAGATGTTAAAAGAAACATGCAACTGTGATGATAAAAGAATTAGCAAAGAAAGAATATCTGTATTTGTAGTAAAACAATTTGATAAAAAAACAGATGATTATACACAAAAAGAATTAAAACCAAAGGATCCGTATTAATGAAATTTTTGTACACACAAAAATCACGTTCAACATCGACACGTGAACAAAGACGATGCCAACACAAAGGAAACACATGAACGCGACACAAAGCGTGGGCGAGATTCAGGAAACCCGTAATTACGAACTTTTTAAATTCGTAAAGGGCAATCGTGCAATCAATCGTTCGCATGTTAACCGTCTAAAAGAAAAAATAAGTAGAAGAGATTTAAAAGAAATTCCTATACTTGTTGGATCTTTAGACAAAAGCGGTAAATATCCTATCTTTGATGGACAACACCGTTTTGCTGCAAAAAGTGAATTAAATAAATCAATTCGTTTTATTGTAGTTAAATCAATGAGACCAGACGATATTAGTGATATTAACACTGATAATTCTAACTGGGTTAGTAAAAACTTTCTTAACAAATATGTTGAGAAAGGTAATGAAGACTATATTTATTATAGTTCTTTTATGGAAGAATATGGTTTACAAAATAAATTTTCTGTAACCACTACTCTTCTAAATAACTCGTGTAGAAGAGAACGGGCTCAAGAAGAAGACTTCGATAGAGGTCTTTTTAAAGTAGTTGATAAAGAAGAATCAGAGGAAACTATTAAATATATTAACAAAATCTTATCTGAAATAGATTCTAGTAAATGTAAAAATAGTTTTTTTTATTATTCTTTGTTACATTCTTTAAGTCATTCTGGATTTAATAGAACACACTTTTTTAAAAAGGTAGTTAAATTATCTGCTAAATTTAAAGGTGCTACTAACAGTCAAGAATGGTTAGATATAATAGATAAAGTTTATAATAGACATAATCAAGGGTTAAAGAAATTTAAACCGATTGTCTTTAGAGATTTTAAAACAAATAAATAAAATAATGGGGGCCTTCGGGCCCCTACAAAAATTATGAGAACAATAGTATTAGGACCACCAGGAACAGGAAAAACTACAACTTTGTTAAACAAAGTAGATGACTATTTAAAAAATACCGATCCTGATAAAGTTGGGTACTTTGCATTTACACAGAAGGCTGCATACGAAGCAAGAGACAGAGCAATTAAAAAATTTAATCTTACAGAGGATGATCTTCCATACTTTAGAACATTACACTCACTAGCATTTAGAAAACTTGGAATTAAAAAAGATCAAGTAATGCAACAAAGACATTACAAAGATTTAGGAAAAAAATTAGGTTTTCCTGTAACGTATGCAGATTATCAAGAAGATCAAGGTAGTGCGTTTAATTCTGATAGTGAATATTTACGTATTATACAATTAGCACAATTAAGAAATATTACACCAGAACAACAGTTTGACTTAAATGAACACACACAAGATTTAGAACGAAGCACGTTAAAAATTATTGACAATGAATTAACCAGATACAAAAAAGAATATAACTTAATAGATTTTAATGACATGATTACAGAGTTTACTAAGTCTGACAAGTCACCAAAGTTTGATGTAGTATTTATAGATGAAGCACAAGATTTATCGTTAATGCAATGGGATATGGCAAAAACTATCTGGAATAAGACAGAAGATTCTTTTATTGCAGGTGATGATGACCAAGCGATATACAAATGGGCTGGTGCAGACGTAGATTCTTTTATAGCTTTAGAGGGACAATATTTACCATTAACACAATCATTTAGAATACCAGCTAAGGTGCATGGTGTAGCAATGGGTATTATTAACAGAATTAGAAACAGGATAGATAAAACATGGCAACCAAAAACTGTACAGGGTAGTTTACATAGACACTACAGCGCTGACACAATTGATATGTCATCAGGAGAATGGTTGGTGTTGGCTAGAACTAAACATTTGTTAAAAGATTTAGAAGAGTCTTTGTATCAACGTGGATTATATTATTCATCACGATACAGAAGAGGCACAGAAAAAGATTTACACGAAGCAGCAACAGCATGGGAACAATTACGACAAGGTCAATTAGTTTCATACAAACAAATTGAAAATATATCTAAATACATGGGACCTACACATTGGCATAAGAAAAAAATAAAAGGTATGACTAAGGAATCTTTTTACGGAATAGATCAATTAGTAAAAGATTATGGTTTGCAAATTAAAACAGTTTGGTACGAGGCGTTTGATGACGCTGGACAAACTAAAGTAAATTATTTAAGAAAAATGAGAGCAAATGGAGAAAGATTAAATGAAAAACCAAGAATAGAATTGTCTACAATACATGGAGCTAAAGGTGGTGAATCACAAAATGTTGTGTTATTAACTGACTTAACACAAAATACTATGAAAGGTTATGAAAGAGATCCAGACGATGAAAATAGATTGTTTTATGTTGGAGCAACGAGAACAAAAGAAAATTTACATATAATAGAACCAAAAAAATATGAAAAAGGATTTATGATATGAGCGATATTTATAAAAAACAAGTTGGCGGATCCCATTATCGAAGTATGGTTATTCAACCATCAGAATTTATAAATAAAAATAATTTGCCCTTTGCAGAAGGCAATGCTATAAAATATTTGTGCAGGCACAAACAAAAAAATCAGAAAGAAGACTTATTAAAAGCTAAACATTACATTGATATGGCTATTGATAGAGACTATCCAGAAAAACCAAAAGAAGAAAAAAAAGAAAAACCAAACTCATGGGGGATAA